ATTTTGGAGTTTTCTTCGGTATCGCGGTTCCATTCATTTTTATCTTTTATATAGAGGGTTTCGCGTTTTAAATCAGTGCAATGCAGGGGGCGTTTTGATACGTCTAATTGTTTGAGACGAGTCAAAATAATATCCGTAATTCCAGCTACATATCCGTTATTTGCTACGTTTTCGAGTTCTCTCATTTGAATATCAATGTTCTCAATAAACTCAGTAATATTCATTGCATCCCGACATGTTTCATTTAAAAAGAGGTTCAAATTAAATTGATTATTGATTGTGTTATTATTGTTATTGTTCGTGATATTCGTTATAGCAGTAAGTGGTTTGGCATTCATGAGTTCGATAATTTTTGCATTTTGTTCTATCATCATATTGCGAATTTCCTCATTTTCTTTAAATAACGATAAAATAGTTTCAATGTTATTCGGTGTTTCTTTTTTTTCAATAACCACCTCTTCAACAACAACCGGTTCAACCACATGAATAATGGGCTTAATTCCAGGAGAACAAATCTGAGTATGCTTCCATAAACCACTCCGTGTTTTGTATTTTTTACTACATAATGAACAAGTTGTATTAGTAAATAACTGTGAACCCGCAGCGGCATTTTTGGCTGTTTCCTCGGTTTCCAAAATGTTTCCTGATGTTTCCACCTCCACTGCATCAATATGTTTACGAGTGGATATGTGAGTATTGTAATTGCTTTTTTTGCTGCTAATGAAGTTACAAATTGTACATTGAAATTTTGGCATTTTTTGGCATTTTTCCATTCTATATAATGGAAACAGAAAAAAATGCCTAAAGGTTTCCGCATAGAATTATGTAAAAAGTTATGCAGCCAAATTAAAATGATTTTCTCTGTGATAAAAGCATTTTCAGGCAAAACTGATTTTTTATACCCACTAAAAAAATTCTCCCTCGAGGTTTCTAAAATTGGACATTTATAAATGTCCATTTTTCAAAAGTGAGGTCATTTCTTTTTTGATGTTTTTAGGGAGTTCGATAGTAAAACTATTTAATCAGAGCTGTTGACAAATGTTTCCAAATGTTGCCATTTTTGTCAACACCCGCATAACAACACAAATTAGTAATATTTTTGATAGCACAACAATAACAAAAAAAATTACTCGTTATCCTCGTTTTCCCTCGACGGTTTTGGCAACACAAAAAAACGAGCCGACTATTCTCACATAGAATTATGTAAAAAGTTATGCAGCCAAATTAAAATGATTTTCTCTGTGATAAAAGCATTTTCAGGCAAACACACTTTTTAAAAAGCTCTAAAAAAATTCTCCATCGAGGTTTCTAAAATTGGACATTTATAAATGTCCATTTTTCCAAAGTGAGGTCATTTCTTTTTTAGAGTTTTTAGGGAGTTCGATAGTAAAACTATTTAAATTTAATAAAAAAGCCAGGTTGGATTCGAGGTTTTGCGTAATTTATGTTTTCAACATAAAAGTATAATAAATACAGGAATGTTACGCAAAAACTGTGTTCTCCTGGTATAAAAAATTGAATAACTTTTTGTAAAATAAAATCTTGGTATTATTACCCATCGGCACCGTTTGTCTTTCTCTCACTTCCCTCCCCCGTTTTTGAAATGGATTTCTGCACCGTCCTCTCCAAGAAGGAGCTTCGCACTAGTGCCAAGGTCAAGGCACAGATCAAGGCCCCTGTCAAGGTATCTCTTGATCAGACCAAGATTAAGAGCCAACGCCCCATCAACATGGCCATGCAGGAGTGCAACTACTGCAAAGCCAAGGGTCACCGCATTCATGCCATGGATGCCTATGGTATCTACCAGACGGATGATGCGGGTGCTCGTATCCTGGCGTGCCCTGTGCTCATAAACAAAGAGAAACGGCTGAATCCGTCGGCACCGACTTCAGAGACCGAGTTTCCTGCCCTATCCGCTCTTTCGTCTGGTACAGGGGCGACCTGGACTCAGCAAATCACCATGAAGCTTCCCATCAGCATCCAGGAAGCCAAGCAAAATGCCGCTAAGCAAGTCAAGCAGTTGTCTTGGGCAGACAAGCAGCAATTCCTGCAGCGTCAGGAAGAACTGTATCGTGCTGAAATGGAAGAGGACATGCGTGAGGATGAGTTCTATTATGCACAAAGGGAATGGGATAGGAAGCAAGAGGCAGAAATAGATGAACGCGAGGCCAAGCGGGCATTCATGTCCCGCCAGGCTGCTTACCAGGATGAAGATGATGAGCTCGATGAGTTGGACGATATGATTTGGTCTGCCATGATGGAAGCCGAATCACATCGTTCATAAATACAACGAGTAGCAACAAATCGATAAAAATAAACAGTTAGGTAGTGCAATGTAGCGTATATTTATGAAAAAATGCTTAATAAACAAAAAAGCATTTTTTTATGGTTTTACAAAAAAAAATAAATATTTTTTTTGTAAAAATATATTGTACCGAGAATCAATGAAGATTCTCAGCAATAACACTAAAAATTTTAGTTTGAAATTGGCTGTATGAATCATTTTACAAAGTGCGAGATTCGTTAATTGCTATACTCATTTCGTTTAATCTTATTAAAAAAATTATTTTTTAGGTAGCTGTCTGAGTATGTTTTGCTAGACTCTTTTTCAAAATTTTAATTATTTTTTGGGGTAGCTGCTTGAGTCAATTGGGTACTGGGTACCAAAAATTTTCATATTATTTAAGATTTGTAACTATCTTGGGCACGTTCCCCAAAATACGTAAATGAAGCATATTGACCTTAATCAATACACCCATTCTCTAAAAATAACATTTTTTGTATTGTTTGCTGTACGAATCCATTTGATTAGGTGCGGGATTCCTCTTCTCCATATAGAATAGATTGTCTTTATGTACCTTCTATTTATTATGTAAATTTACATAGACTAAACAAACGACTCTGAAATAATACGTTCCATAGGTAAATATCTTTCATTATCAAGAGCCTTCACTAAGCATTTAATAGGAGTCAAATCCTGTAAGCCTGCTAATCCAAGCTCACAAAATATATTTAAAATGCTAGGGTCAAACCCGCTCATCATAGAACAATTTGCTTGAGTAGAAAGACAGGGAAACCCCTCAGTATGTCTTAAGTTCCAAAAGAGAATATGTGGCGGAGTAAGTGGTTCTCCATAAAGTCGCATACCAGTCGCAGCATATTTCTGTTTTATTTGGTCATACAAAATATCCCATTGAATTCTGTTGTTTTTCTCAATCTCTGGAGTTGTTGAATAACTTCCATGAAACCTCCAATTTAAGTTATTGTCAATTTGCATATCAGAGAAGATCGCCAAAACCATATTTTCAACTTCCATAGGCGGAATTCTTCGATGTTCAATAGAAAGCAAAATCAAATCAAGTGCTTTATAAAAATCAGTATTGTATCCAGAATCAGCCTCACGAAATATTTTTTTGGCCATTTTACTGAACGTATCACAATATTCCAGATTCAACCAGTTTGGCTCTGACGAAAAGGTCATAATTCGTTTTCCAAGCAGCGATTTTTCGGCAACGCGGCAACCTAATCCAATAGCAGCATATAATGGTTCACCGGACATTGAACCCGAAGTATCTACGATAGCTATCACATTGCCCAAAGAGTTCGCATTTTTTTTATTACAATTATCTCGCCACTGGGAGTTAATTATGTCTAACTCATCCTCATTCACAGTAGATAACGCTTGTAATGTAAATGTATTTAAACCGACATTCCCACCCTTTATTTCTTTACCATGCTTAGCAAGGGAATCCAAATAGACCTTAAAATTCTCAGCACACTGAATTCGGTCAGGGGCATTGCTTCGAATTTCTTTGCTATCTTTATTTTTATGTAGGTTCATAAAAGCTCGCCTGTTTTTCATCATAGTTATCGAGGTAGTTTTAGAATGGTCAATTTCTGACCACTTGCCCAAAGACTGTTTTATCTGCACAGTATCGATATGGCGATTCAATGTGGAGCAAATAATCCGATATTGAGTTTTACACTTTTTGATAGCACGATGAAGAGAAATATCCGTTTTTGCAGAGGCTAAATATTCAGGAAAATAGTCCTTGGCAAGTATTTCGTTCATAAAGCCAAACTTATTTGATGATTCACGGCTTATCCATTTGCTAACTAGAGATAGCCGCCTTGATTTGTCAGATTCTTCCGCACTCAAATAAATTTGATAATCGTTATACAAAGCCTCATTAATTCCCTTTATGCAAGACTGAATAAGTGGGTGTTCCATATCTCCACCATTATCCAAAATGTATTTGCAGAGATATTTGGCATCTTTCCAGGAACCATACGGTGCCTGTGATTGATTTCTACAATCAATATCATGAGGGTCTACCATAAACAAAATCATTGCTTGTTCAGCTAATTCGGGGAAATAGTTATGCCAAGTCAAAATCATCATATAAGCAAGTGTATATTCGCCTTTCCCACCGTGGATATCACGTGTCTTGGCAATTATTTTGTATAGCGTAGTGAGTAATTCCTTGCCGCTTTTTTGTTTTTCTACGTTTTCTTGGATAATCGACAATTCTCTCAGCAATTCATCTAAGACCCTGGCCAAATTGACGATATTATCGGAAGTTGTCCGGACACATTGGAAATCAAATTGAACAATCTTTTCAGACAGTTCGTTAGACCAATCTAATTCGGCATGCCCGTTCTCTCCAGAGTGACAAGGGCTTGGTTTAGTGATAGAGTCTAGTTCCTCAATTAATAAGTTCATCGGGGGGGGGGAGTAAATATACTAAATTAAATAACAAGTAGGCTTTAATTCAATTTTTTGAAATACTTGTATTATTTCAAAAAAACCAGAAAATTACGTAAAATTAAGCCAATTCCTTAATTGTTCCATTGTCAAAAGCATACCAATATTTCACAGTATTACTATCATTTGTAGAAAACTTTGTACCATCTAAATATAAAACAGTGATTGAGCCATCAACCGTAATAACTACGTCTCCTGCCTTTTTCTCATGTTCATATGTATAATTAATATTAAGGATCGATTTCTTAGCAATTACACTCTTTGACCCCGCAGCATCAGAATAAATTGCAATATCAATAGTAGGGTGGGTTTTAATCGCTTCGTTTAAATCAGAAATCAACTCTGAATATTTACCATTCGTCAAAGGTAAAATATTGGTTGTTGAGGTCTTAAGATAATTAGCATAAGATGTATAAAGAACGGTTGTGCTTATATGAAAGTTATTCATCTATATTATCTGATTTTATTTTATTTTTCTGTTTTTCTAAATTGTAACGGTTTATTCTATTAAATAGTGTTACGCGAATTATCTTATAATTATGACAGCAATTTTATCGCAGGTGGCTGTACGCCCGTTATATAATACCAAGAACTCAAGTCTGTATCTAAAAAAACGAATTTTCCAAAATCATCGAAAATAAAATTAGTACCACTTTCATGATACGTATCTACGCCATCTTTAGTTTCAGTATATTCAAAACTATACACTATGGTCAAAACACGGCGATTCAAAATTGGATTCCCGTTTGTATCTAATGCAAATATAGTACCGAGTTCATTTTTATAAATACTAATTGATATATATCCTATTGCGGATAACGCATAATTAATATCATCAATAACTTTAATTATCTCACCGTTTTTTAATTGCTGATCATTTTGAATTGAAGAAACGTAATGTGAATATGAATTATACAAAACTACATTATTGACATGAAAATCACGGGATTTTTTCATTATATAGTAAGTGCTGCCAATAATTGCTAAATAAAATATAATTGACTGCGTAATAGAATTGTACTCAAGATTAATACAAATGTACCACACAAGATGGGCAAAAATGATTAACCTGTTTCGTAAAACCAATAAAAAATAAATCTTCTGCCATGTATATAAAAATGTATTTCTTGGTCGATAATATTAACAAGGTTATTTTCGGATGGTCGGCAAAATGCGGGTGTAGCCATATAAAGAAATTATACCAATTTTTAGCGAAAAAGAATCATAAGTGGGTCCATATGCAGGAATATTATTCAAGCCCATTTCCAGAATCTTTTTCTGGATATACTATTTTTATTATTCTACGAAATCCATATGATAGAATTGTTTCAGGATATTTAGATAAATATAGCGAAGACGGACATTATTATCATCAATGGTCAACAAATCTACCCCCATTGACTTATCGTAATTTTGTAGACGAAATATGTAAAAACGAATTTAAAGTAATTCATCGCCACCATTTCACCCCCCAATTAAGTGAGGATTGGGACAAATTCCAGAGCAAACTTGTCGACAATTCTCCCAAAGAAATAATTGTTTATGATATTGCCAAAATTGATTATTTGTTTATAGAATCAATTTATGGTGTAAAAATACCCGCAGATGTATTAGAATTTCGCGGCGATCATATTAATAAACGAAATGAAAAAATTAATTATCCAGTCTATGATTTAATTCAGAATGACTATTTTGACAAGAAACCTGTAACACAATGTTTTTATGATGGGGACATCGCTAAGAAATTTGAAGATTTTTATAAAGTAGATTTCGATTTTGCCAAATTGAACGGAATTCATTATCAAATCAAAAAAGAATAAAAAAATAAAAATCACACATATATGTATATGAATTACAATATTGAAAATTGTATAAAGGTAAACAATACACGATGCAGCGGAAGTTTATTTCATTTTCCTCATTTTATGATGGATTGTTTATTTAACGAAATACGCCATGAATTTTACAAATATGACGTAGTATATCGAAGAAAAACATTAGCTCAATCACTTGGTATATTTTCAAAAATTTATGAAGAAGTTATGGGAGTAAAATCTGTTGAAATTCCCGATAAACATTTTGAAGATTTATCATTAAATTTAATCATTACGCCAAGACCGAATCATCCTACAAAGGAAGAAGTAGACAAATTCCGCCAATTTATTTTTGATAGGTATCAATATGACCCAACTAGTCAAGATGAAGGGTTCCCAGAAGTTGTTTTGATAGAACGCGGAGAGCGTGTCGAATTAATGATTGATGATGAATTAAAAAGAATAAATCATAATGTTACTACAGGAAAGGAGCGGCGTGAGATAAATGATATCGAGAAATTAAAAGAATTCTTGGAAAACAAATATGGGAATAAATACCAAGCACTTATATTTGAAAAGATGGAGTTTCGAGAGCAAATCCAATATTTTAAAAATGCGAAAATTGTTATTGGCATTCATGGGGGAGGGTTGGCCAATATATTATTTTGTAAACCCAATACGAACCTTATTGAGGTTTCAGGCGGGGGGGATTTCGGTTGGTATTTTTTAAATAATTCATGCAAACAATTAAAAATTAATCAGATAAAATGTGAAAATGACTTGGAAGAAATAAAAAACATTATTGAAAATATATAGATAGATGAAAACCGTGATTTTAGCATGGACGCATAAAGTATGTAATTTAGTAACAACTGAGACGGATAATTTTTGGGGTTTAGGAGATACGATTCGTGGCACTATTCATTTGTTTCAACTATCTAAAAAAATGGGATTTCGACTTATTGTAGACATTCAGTTGCATAACGTCTCTCATTATTTAAAACAGCATACACATGAATTTGATAGGTTTGTTTTAGAAAATAAGAATAAAATTCCTTTCATCAGCGATGTGGAACAATATATAGAGAGTTCATCTGATGATGTGTTGATTTTTTTGACAAATGGGTCTCAACGATTGAGAGAACCTATTTCAGAAGAATGTAAACTATTCATAAAGGAGATATTATGTCCTAATGAAGAATTTGATAAACATATCAGGACAAAAATGGAGCGATTGCCATCTCCTCATAATTATTCTGTTTTACATTATCGACTTAATGATATTGAAATGATAAATATTGATAATAACAAGGCAATTTATGACAAATATTTAGAGAACCTCTTATCTAATGTAGAGGAGGATTCGATTTTGATTAGTACCTCTAAGAAATTTAAAGACTTTGTAAAAACAAAAAATTCTGTTTTTATGTTTGATATAGATATCGGGCATTTGGGATATGCAGCACATAAAGATATAATAAAGGATACGCTATATGAGTTTTTTTTACTTAGTAGGGCTCGGCTTATTAAAACACATAGCGTTTATAGATGGTTATCTGGATTTGCTAGTGTCGCAAACCAAATTTATGACGTACCGCTTCAAAGAATATAACATATTGTTTTTGTATATATGAATACTACAAAAACAATAAACATTGGACAAAAGGGAATCATTGAACAAGATGAACCCACAGGACCCAAAAAACGTATCGTAACCGCCACTGAATCCTTTACAAATACATATACCAATATTCCAGAGGAAGCCTATCAATATATTGAACAATTATACAAAAAAAATATGGTCGATATAGAAAAATGCAATTTTATACAGCAACAAATTCGCCAAAAATTATACGGATATCGCGGCCAAGATACTGATAAAAAGATTTTTGACGCCGACCGTTTTATAAAACTCGACCAGGTTCTCAAATTAATGATAGAATCTAAAAATCAGTGTTATTATTGTAAAGAATGCGTGCAGGTTCTCTATGAAAATGTAAGAGAACCAAAACAATGGACACTCGACCGAATTAATAACAAAATGGGGCATAATGAGGGGAACCTATTAATCGCTTGTTTAAACTGTAACTTGAGGCGTAGAACTATGCATACAGAGCGGTATGTGTTTACCAAACAACTGAATATAAAAAAAGTTGATGATTAAGTAAAAGATATAGAGGGGTTTTGTCTTTTAATTTATTCAACACATTACAATAAAAAATAGAAAAATGATAAATTCCTTTGTTTCTATGTCTTCCTCTATGACAGATAATGCAACGACAAATAGTCATATTTATAAAAAAGAATTGAGAGAACTTACTACTCACCAAAAAATATATGACAAATTAGATTATTTTCACAAATCGAACAAAATTCCCCATATTATTTTTCACGGTTCTTCCGGTTCTGGGAAACGCACAATTGTAGATAAATTCTTAAATAAAATTTATAATAATGATAAACAAAAACTGAAATCCAATGTCATGTATGTAAACTGTGCTCACGGAAAAGGCATCAAATTTATCCGCGAAGAGCTTAAATTTTTTGCAAAAACAAATATTCATATGAACAATGGCGTTATTTTTAAAACGATTGTTCTCTTAAATGCCGAATTTTTGACAATAGATGCACAAAGTGCCCTTAGACGGTGTATTGAATTGTTCAGTTATAATACGCGGTTTTTTATTATTGTGGAGAACAAACATAAATTATTAAACCCGATATTATCTCGATTTTGTGAAATATATGTGCCCGAACACATTGAAAGTGGTAAATTAGTAAATTTACATGAACAATCTGTTAATGGTCTCTATCGTATAGAAAACATTACAGAGAAACAGGAATGGATACAGCATAAGATTTGTGAAACGCCGCGAACCCATATAGGATTTGTCCATTTAGCCAAACAATTTTATGAACAGGGCTATTCTTGTTTAGACCTGATTTTATGGATAAAACAATCTACGACAATATCTGAATTGGATAAATCTACAACGTGTATGTGTTTTGATAAAATAAAATTAGAATTCCGTTGTGAGAAATTGCTTCTATTATACATTTTTGATTTCCTTTTTTTACGTTTAAATAAAGGTTTAGAAAGTATCTCTACAATATAAGCATAAGCAATGGACGACTTTGTAATCTCTAATTTAAATGAGGCACGTAACGAGTGGTGCAGCCGTTTAGTAAGTATCTTTACCCCTTTAGTTATTGAGGGTGTTCGTTCCATCTTTAGTGAGTCGTGGAAATTGTGCTTGGAGAACGACGAGGCAAACAAGTATTTAATGACATTTCAGAATTTGCTTTCTCGGGTTCCTAAGTGGAATAATGTCATTGTTGAAGAAGAGCGGAAACGTATTATCGAACGCAGTGGATGTAATTATTTGGAGGATTTGATATCTTGTGTACATATTATTCAATTAAAGGTTCTCACTTGTATCAGGGTTGGAAATAAACAGAAAAAGATTGATATTTCTATACCAAAATTAGATACCTTTATTCACAAAGTATATATTAATGCCGCACGAAAAGTATATATGAATGTTTATTTGTTTGAAAAGAATATTTCTCCTTTGCAGTTACAGAAAAATAATAGAGAACTTGAGAACATTGTTCAGGAATGTATTATGATGGCAATACGTGAAAGCATTCCGACAGAATCAATTATTCGTGCGTATATGGATGAAAGCATGGAGCAGGAAGAAGAGATCACCATTGAAAACATCGAAGAACCAATCGAAGAAAATGTAACAAATTCAAAGAATAACGAAAAGGATGGGGAGAGTGAATCGAGTCCAATTACGGCAGAAGATGAACCCCCGGAAATCGTCCCATCTATTAAAAATTTGGATGAGAAAGAAGTAGTAACTCGATTAACATTTGATAATACTGATTCAGTTTTAGATAGCTCTGATGTAGTAAAAACGATAGAAGCTCCCAAAACAATCGAACGTTTGGAGGAAATAAGTACATCACGGGCGATTCAGAGGAAATTAGAGGAAGAGGAAGAAGACCGTATTAAAATTCATACCGATCAAATTGATTTAAGTGGGTTTGATGTTTTAGATGAAGTAGGCAATATTAAGATGAGCGATGACATTTTATTGAATGATTTTGAGGAATTGCCATAAATACTAGTATAAAACGGTAGGTTACTGGAATTCAATCTTTTGAAAATAATAAGAATTAAACTAAATTACATCAATGCATCAATGCATCAATGCATAAATGCTAATTGAATTTTATAAATATTTTTCAAAAGAAAAAGGGAGGGGTCGCAGGGGAACCGTAGGTTCCCTGCTAATAAATACTTTAGGAAATAAAAAAAAACGTAAAAACAGTGGTATGCGTTACATAAATGATAAAATTATTGTTTTGTTTTATATAGGAAACAAAACAGCAATGACTGGCTTTGGAAATGTTCTCATGATATCCTTGATTATAACTGTTTTATTTTGTTTTATGAAGTTTGTAGAAATGAAATTTATTGATAAAGAGATGAAACCTCTCAAATTTGTTATTCGTGATTCAGCGGTTGTCTTTTTATGCTCTGTAGCCGGAGTATTTGGTGTGTTAAATATGAAAACTACTATTTCAGATTTTTTTAATGTAGTTACGGAAAGCAAGGTAGCTGACGTAGCTAGTAGTAATACGCAGATTTTTACGGATGCACCTGGATTCTAAAGCGTAAAAGTCTATTTTTATCGATGTATAATATATATAATTATACATGGAAAATGGAGGGATAGAAAATGGGAAAAATGAGGAAGATGTAATAGATAGACCCGTTGTTGAACAAGCAAAAAGTATAGAAAAAATGATAGCTAAGCAGAGGAAAAAGGAGGAAAAGGAAGCCAAGGTACCAAAACCAAAGACGTTAAAAATAAAAGTGCCAAAAGAATTGAAAGAACCTAAGCCAAAGACGTTAAAAATAAAAGTGCCAAAAGAAGTCAAAGTGCCTAATCCCAATAAAAAGACACTAAAAATCAAAGTGCCGAAGGAACCTAAGGAGACAAAGGTAGCGACTAGCACAGTTGATCAATCAGCATCAGATGAAAAACCCTCAAAATTTGAACCACCTTATAACAAATTATTTATTCAGGTTCTCGAAGACTTATTAAAACTAATGAAAAAGAAGCAAGATAATGTTCACCAACTGGCATATAAGCGTGCCATAGAAACCGTTCGAGGAATAACAGAAGACATAACAAGTGTCGATCAATTAAAAGGTAAAAAATTTATCGGACCAATTATCATTTCAAAAATGGAAGAATACTTACAAACGGGAACTCTGCAATTATTTGAAAGAGAAAAGGCAGAACCTGGATATGCAATGAATGAGGTATATGAACAATTCAGTAATATTTATGGCGTAGGTCCAAAAAAAGCACAAGACCTTATTGATAAGGGCATAAAATCAATAGACGAATTACGTGAAAAACAAGGCGAATTATTAAACGAAAGTCAAAAGGCAGGATTAAAATATTATGATGATATTTTGAAACGAATTCCTAGGAAAGAGATTGATGAATATAATAATATTTTTAAAAAAACTCTGGATAAAATCCTAGCAAAAGAGGAAGGCGAAAATAATGATGCCAAGTACGAAATTGTTGGTAGTTATCGCCGTGGCCTTCCTGAATCTGGTGATATTGATATGATTTTGACCTCATCAAATAAATCACTTTTTAAGAAATTTACTGATGCCTTATTAGAAGAGAGTATCATTTTGGAAACATTATCTTCCGGGGCATCAAAATGTTTGGTTATAGCTAGATTGCCAAATCGTGGTACTGCTAGAAGAGTAGATTTTTTATATTCTAGTCCGGAGGAATTTCCATTCGCCATTTTATATTTTACAGGAAGTAAAGAATTTAATACTGTGATGCGTGCTCATGCACTGACTATGGGAGTCACTTTAAATGAGCATGGATTATCTAAGAAAGAACCCGGAAAAAAGAAAGAGGAAATGATAGCCGATAAATTCATGACAGAACAGGATATATTTACCTATTTGGGTTTGGAATATAAAGAACCTACAGAACGCATAGGTGGCCAGGCCGTTGTCTCAACGGCAAAAGAAGTTAATCAGGCAAAGGCGGGTTTAGATAAATATGATGCCACTGTTTGGAAACGTGGTAATTATGATGAAAGTTGTGATGAAGTATGTGCAAAAGAAGATGGAAAATGCGACGTTAGTCAAATTGCTACGTTAGATAGTGATGATAAAATATCCAAGTTAGCTCTTGCTACGGGTGCAGAATGTTTAAAACATCTTAGTGTTGAATCCACGCCATTTTTAGAAGACTATGGCGGGAAAGGTTGTTGGCATGTCAAAAAGGGTAGTAAGGCTACTCGCAAATGGTGTACGAAAAAATCGGCTCAGTGGAATACGAATTTGTGCCCGTGTAAGACAAAGAAAAAGGGTAAAAAGGAGCCTGAGGAGGTCAAACCTGTAAAAATACCTGGTCAAAAAAGAACCTATAAAAAACGCGAAAAGATTACGAATGATTTGAAAGAAAGTGAGGTAGAAATTGTTCCGATAATAACCGAAGGAAAGGCAAAAAGCAGTGAAGGAACGCAGGGCCCTACTGAAAAACCAATAAAACTAAAAATAAAGCCAAAAAAAGACAGTGAATCAAATAAAACCAGAAAAAAATCAAATGATAAAAAAATAGAAAAAACTGATATAAACCAAACTGGTGATATAAACCATACTGGTGATAATAACCATACTGGTGATAATAATAAACCAGGCAAAATGGATACAAGACAAATAATTACTCAATTTAAAGAAACTGGAATATCAGTGTTAGATAACTTACCTGAAAAAACATTGGCTGAGTTAATTGGCGTAGCTAATATGGCATATTACAATACAGATCATCCTTTAATGACAGATAATGAATATGATATTGTCAAAGAATATACAGAAAGAAAATTCCCAAAAAGCACAGTCTTGGAGCAAATAGGTGCACCAATCATAAAAAACAAGGTCGCCTTACCATTTAACATGCCCTCTATGGATAAAATCAAACCCGATTCTGGTGCATTGGCAAATTGGACCAAGAAATATACCGGACCCTATGTTTTATCCTGTAAATTAGATGGAGTGAGTGGAATGTATGTTTCAGATGAAGCCAAATTATATACTCGCGGCGATGGCCACGTAGGCCAGGATATTTCGCATCTTTTATCAACGCTTAATTTACCCAAAACCAAGGGGCTCGTAGTACGTGGCGAATTTATTATGCCAAAAGCAGTTTTTGAAGAAAAATACAAAGGCAAGTTTGCAAATCCCCGTAATTTAGTATCGGGGATCATAAATAGCAAAACCGTCGATGAAAAAACTAAAGATTTACATTTTGTTACCTATGAGGTAATTGAACCATCTATGAAACCAAGCGAGCAAATGTCGACTCTTTTGAGCAATGGATTTGAAACTGTGCAAAATAAGACGGAACAATCTCTTACGAATGAGCAGCTTTCGGAAGTATTGAAAGATTGGAGAACTAGCTATGAATATGAGATTGATGGCGTCATTGTTTCAGATGACCATATCCATTCTCGTATAGACGGAAATCCTGATTATGCTTTTGCCTTTAAAATGGTCATGAGCGATCAAATGGCCGAAGCTAAGGTAGTAGATGTTTTATGGGAAGCTAGCAAGGCAGGATACTTAAAACCCAGAGTTCGTATTGAACCTATCCGCTTAGGTGGTGTGACCATCGAATATGCGACTGGATTTAATGGGAAATTTATTGAAGAAAATAAAATCGGTATAGGTGCGGTTATACAGATTATACGGAGTGGTGATGTTATTCCACACATCAAGGCAGTGACTACGCCTGCTGAACATGCGAAAATGCCCGCCGTAACATACCATTGGACAGATACTCATGTAGATATTATTTTAGACAATATCAGCGAGGATGTTACAGTGCGTGAAAAGAATATTACTGCATTCTTTACAACACTAGAAGTAGAAGGGCTTTCTGGTGGAAATGTAAAGCGTATTATGAAATCCGGGTTTGATTCAATCGCTAAAATATTAGTGATGAGCAAGGATGATTTCGAAAAAGTAGATGGTTTCAAGAAAAAGATGGCAGATAAATTGTATGATGGAATTAAAACCAGGGTTGAGGAGGCATCTCTTTTGAAAATCATGGTAGCATCAAATATGCTTGGGCGGGGATTAGGAGCAAGGAAAATTGGGCCTATTTTAGAAGCTCAGCCTGATATTTTAACCAGTCCAGATTCCGCGGAATCAAAGATAGTCAAATTACGTGCGATTCCCGGTATTGGCCCTGAGAATGCAAAGAGTTTTGTTGCAAATATTGGTGCTTTTATGGAATTTTTGAAGGAATGCGGATTAGAAGGTAAATTATCTGAAAAACCTGCTTTTGGTGAAGCATTTAAAAACGAACTGCAAAATACATTAGAACCTGCTTCGGAAATCGATAAATCAAATCCACTTTTTGGAAAACATATTGTTATGACAAAGACCCGTGATGCAACATGTATAGAAAAAATAAAAAGGGCGGGTGCGATTTTAGATGATGGAATAGGAAAAAATACCTTTATTTTGATTGTGAAATCAAAGGAGGATGTTTCAAATAAAACAAAGGTTGCAAAGGAGCGTGGTATCACTATTTTAACACCGGAAGAATTTAACCAAATGTACTAGGATCAATAACTATTTTTCCAAGGTAGATATCCACTACTTCTTTCTCCCATGGTTCCTTTGGCACGGGTATATATCGATGCATTATATTTTCTTCAAAAATACACCATGTTTGTGGATGTCTACGCATTTCTGGTGAACAATAGGGGAGATGATTGAAGATAAACTCACGAAGGGCTTGGCGAAATTCGGTTTTATCTTCTGGCGTATTTAGGAGTATATCGAGTGCAATTACGCTTGCGTCTCTAGGCACTAGATTAACTGTTTCAATTGAATTTTCCATGACCGCGTCTTTATATAATATAAACTTAACTGTTTATATTATTATCAATTTTTTACCTATTTTCACTTAACTAAATACAGTGTTGATGCCATGATCCACAACGAATAATATCCAAAACAAAGATAAAAAATAGAAGATTCACTCATCGGATAAACTTCTGGCACAAGTTTTTGAAAAAGAATATACCAAATTAGTAAAAGACCCGCGGATTCTAAAATAATATTTATATCTAGTAAATCAATAAACGATTGTCTATTTTTGAATAAATATAATGGTAAAACGTGAATAAAAATCCCGAACCCATTTATAACGTATTTACTGAAATAGCCTAAAAAAATATCGCCATATTTTTCAAACGCAAAATCAGGATAATAATAAATCATAATAGATACGATGACTAAGGACATTATACAAGAAAAATATAAGGCAGTATTGAAGTCATGACCTATATAGACGAAATTTGCCAAGAACACTAGTGACGAAAATTTGAGCGTTTCATTTATAATTGAATTCAGGGTTTTTTCTAAAGGATAAGACCGAATATTCATTGACTTTATAATATATCTCGAAAAAAGAAGACATTAAAAAAGTCAAAATGTGTTTATGTATTATAAAAAATTGAATAACTTTTTATAATCTGGATTTCTAGTATTATTTCGCACAGACAACGTTATGGCTGCCATTCTTCAGCAAATCGAGAACCAAGATCAGGACATGATGTTTTCACATGGACAAGGAGACGGACAAGGACAAGGACATGGAGACGAACAAGGACAAGGACCTATGTCACGACAAAATTCCACTGCATATTGCTACACCGAGTTGCCCAAGGCTGACACTGTCTTGCCCGATGCTGACACTGTCTTGCCCGAGGCTGACACTGTCTTGCCCGATGCTGACACTGTCTTGCCAAATCATACGGTCCAGATTACATCTGCCCTCAAGCAAATGTGCAAAGGTCAAGACCAGTCGTTTCAGGGTAAGTTCAAAGACCAAGAAACTGGCGAAGAGGGCGTTTGGGGGATGATATCAGATGGCCATGGCAGCAACAGCTGTATCAACTTTCTTCGTGACATCAAACAAGATACGTTGAACGATATTGTCAGTACGACGCGTCCTGTCGAGAACTTGGCCGGCCTCATCAATGCATCTCGTAGTATTGGATTTGGTGAGAGCTCAGGTGCGACAATGTGCCTCGTGAAAGTGTACACGGATCGCGTCGTCTGCATCAACTGTGGTGACTCTCAAGTCGCTGTTTATAAAAATGGTACACTGGAGTTCTTGAGCATGGAGCATACTAGCTCCAACCCTTCGGAGCGTGCTCGACTCGAACGTGACTTTTCTGGCATTAGATACCCTCTTTCAAGCAACATCCAAATCATCAATCCCGATTCTCTGATTGGCATTAAGTCAACGTATACGCAGTGGCCTAATGGGACGATGCTTGCACCGACCCAGGCTCTGGGCCATCGCGGAGTCACTGGTTACGCACCTGACAAAACCGCGATTCTTTACGGGCCTTGCGATACCATCCAGGTGGTGATTGGTTCGGATGGACTTTGGGATATGGTTTTGAAGGACCGGGCCGAGGAAATGGCATGGTTTGCTGACAAGTCCAGTGAGCAGATTGCGGAGTTTGCACGGGCAAGATGGATGCAGGAATGGAACATGGCTCCCTCTGTGCCTGAGGGACAGGAACATGCTTTTGTCAAGTGCCATTATAAAGAGACGGATGCGGATGACATTGGCGTAGTCAAGATTGATGTTATTCCTGTGTAATATGTAATTTTGTAAAGAAGACCCAATAAAAAAAAGAGTAAAACGCGACTACATTAATGTATTAGTGTAGATATTGTTTTTTTATGAAGTATAATAAATATTTTTAAGACCATATTTTTGGATACATTTATTGAGGAAACATTCGCATTTTGGGCAGGGTTTTGAATTTACAAAGGTATCGCTATTTTTACCACGTCCATATCTCATAACGTACATATCAGCATCACGAAGCCGGTTATAATCACCTAGTTTCCTCACTACGTTTTCTTCTGCGTGAATATTGCGTTTTTCACGGACAGCAGTATTATAAAAAGTGGATTCACCTTGTGCTCTGAATCCAATTCTGTTTGTAGCTTCAGCAATGATTTTACCTCGGGATACAATTACTGCAACATGCACGAGTTTATTCATTTCCGTGAGTTTTGTTGTTTTAGGATCGTTTTTGAAGCGTTCTAGGATTTCGGCAATTTGAGAATTTGGCATAGATAGTTTTGAATGTAAGGATATCTTTATTTATTTTTTTTTGTCATAGTTATGTATATAAAAATCTTTATGAGTGTCTTTGTAAAAATTAAAGAAGGTGAAAATCTAGAAGAAGTAAAAGAATTACTTAAAACGAGAGAGGCAATCAATCAACAGAATTCGGGTGGCCAGACGCCATTATACTTAGTTTGGAAGAAAGTAAACTCCGTCGATCCAAATGTAAGCGATGAAAAAAAAACAACATTCTATTATCCATTGATGATTTATTTGCTTAGTAATAGCGAGACAAATACAAAAATCGTTCCAAAAGTAGAATCTGGTGACGTTAAAAGTTTTGATGATAACGACCAATATCTTGCGGACATAGAATTTTTTTTACAAAAACCCGAAGAAACTAAACAAACATATTTACAAAAACCCGAAGAAACTAAACAAACATATTTACAAAAACCCGAAGAAACTAAACAAACATATTCACAAAGACTATCATCATTGTTATCTCGTCTTAATCCATTTAAAAGAAAACCCAAAGGCGGTAAAAAGAAATCCTCACGCAAAAATAAATCCAAAAAATCATCCAAAACCAATCGTAACAAAACGAAACGTAACAAAAAACTAACTAAATAAAAATATTATATATAAAAACTATTATCTATGATATGAGTATATGCCTGGTTCAATTGATAATGAACAAACGAACCATAAAGAAAGACAAAATCAGAAGCAAATAAATAGTTCTTGTCAAACTGACCAAATAATAGTAACTACCATAGACCAATTCGCAGTAAAACTCGTCGACCAACAAACAAGATTACAACCGAGTGAGTTTAAAACCCTCGACAATTCCCTTCTCCAAAAGTACGGCGTAAAACTATATGGATCTGATCGTGATACATATGATATTATTAATGATTTTTTAGAAGACAACCAGAGTGAGCGTGCGTTTTATATTATCGATTTAGGTGCATTGACAAATTCGTATGCGAATTGGACACGACTTTTACCAAACGTTACGCCATATTATGCCGTAAAATGTAATCCGAATCCAGTTATTTTGGAGGCACTTGCATCATTAGGATGTAATTTTGATTGTGCCTCAGAGAACGAAATCAAGGCCATCAATGAAATTACCAAGGACCCATCGCGTATTATTTTTGCGAATCCTGTGAAAATGTCTTCGCAGATTCGTTTTGCCAGGTCTAATGATGTTGACCTGATGACATATGATTCGGAAGAGGAACTTTATAAAATAAAATTATATCATCCTTATGCAAAATTAATTTTGAGGCTCGCAGTAGATGATTCAAAAAGCAAATGCCGATTTAATAAGAAATTCGGAACAAAACTAGGTCAAGTAAAGGAATTGTTAATGATTGCCAAAACCTTGAAACTGGACGTAACTGGGTTTAGTTTTCATGTAGGGAGCGGATGTTCCTCAGAAGAGAGTTTTTATGATGCGATACATACGTGTAGACAGGCTGCGGATATTGCGAAGGAGCTCGGAATTATTATAAAGATGATAGACATAGGTGGTGGGTTTCCCGGTGTCGACCGTTCAGTAAAATTCGAAGATATTGCAAAACGAGTGAATGACGGCATTGGGAATTTTTTCGGCGAAGAATTAGAGAATGGATCTATTCAGTTTATTGCGGAACCTGGGCGTTATTTTGTAGAAAATACTCATACACTGGTTCTCAATGTAATAGGAAAAAAACGGGTGATAGATGATGTAGACGGAGACTGTGAAACCATTATTTATACGTTAAATGATGGTGTATATGGTAGTTTTAATTGTATGATATTCGACCACTGTTTACCCGTTATTTTACCATTTAATGAGCGGGATGGGAAACTTTTGAAGAGTCGGATTTTTGGTATTACGTGTGATTCTATGGATATGATTGCGGATGAAATAATGTTACCGGATTTGGCGATAGGGGAATGGCTCTATGTAGAGAACTTTGGATCATATACGATTGCAGCGAGTTCGAGTTTTAATGGGTTTAAAACCGATGTGTTTAAGTATATTTATCGATCCTAGATATTTTTATGTTGGGTTATTATATAATTCATAAAAAAAAAGATATGGCCAAAATAGGACCAGGTGCATCACTAACTTTTCAAAAACTACTTGATGAGCAAAGAAAGAAAGATAAAACAGATATAATCACTCTTGAAGAAAGAAAAAAGCCAGCCTTTAGATCCAATTCGAATGAAAGATACTCAACGGTTCCTGTAAACGGAGACGAATCTAAAGTTGTGCCAATCAAACCTGATAAAAAAAAAATAGACAACCCCCTGGTCCTCCTCCACCCGGCTACTCCGGCGGGAAAACTCGTAAATCTAAACAAAAGAAAACATTATCAACACGCAAACAAAAAAATACAAAGAAATCCAAATCAACAAAAACATCATCAAAACTCAGGTATACCCGCAAACATATCAATATTCGCAGGTAAAGTTTCAACATCTATAAGGCCAACGACATCATGTGCCAAATACAACGTCAAATTCATATCTTTGTTTGCCATGGCACATTGTTTTGTCCAACGATCGAGTTTTAATACTTCTCCTAGTCCAATTATCCTACCACGCATACCACAATGATGGGGTGGGCGTTTACCAGGTTGACCTAAAGTATGCTTTATTCGCCATTCACATGAAAGTGCATTTTTATGGTCTGGAAATCCTGTTACAAGTGCATAAATTTCCCAGCCACCACCACGTCCATGTGTATATCTTGCTCCACCGCTAATTTCTTCATTATGTTGCCTTAAGCGGCGTTTCGGTGAGTTAGTAGAACCATTATAGGTCAAATGAGCATATTGTGGATTTTTATTGCGTAAAATATAACAATACCAAGGACCTTCCATATATCTCTACACTTATATTCTATATTTAATTAAATATAGAATATAAACTCGGATTTGATTTGTGGAGAAAGTTCACTTTGATTCTACCATATTTCTATATTTTGATTAGTATTATTGTTTCAGCAGCAGTTGTTTACAAAGCACGGTATTGTTTGTTTGCGAATGACATAAAACAATATATAATACTTACCTATCCTATTGTTTCATGTTTGTATGTCAAATGTATAATATATGTCGAGCGTAAACACGGTTTAATATATTTTAATTTTCTCTATTAAGGATAAAAATTGTTTCCTGTAATATACATAAGGAATAGTCGGAATTAATGCCAATAAACACCAAATAGCACCTATTTCGCCGTCTCTTACATCGATAAAAATAACTCTTAACAAAATAGTAAAAAAGGCGAAAATAATAGCAAGAATATAACTATTTGTTAATAATGCTGGAATTACCATAAGTAAATTAAAACTAAGGCCATATTTATATTTGGTGCGGAATTTATAACCGACGTGATATTTCCCAATATATGCACCATTTTTATCACTACAAAAATCGGATGATTTATCTTTGCAGTATGGTGCGTCTTTTAGTATATCAAAAAAATCTAAATTAGTTAATTTTAATAACCCAAAAATAAACGTTATTACAAAAATTATATTCCAATAATCAATGTTAAAAAAACTAGCAGTTCTACTAAAATATGAAAACAAGATATTTGTCACTAATGGTTGAAAGCATATATGAAAATAAGATATGACACTCAAGACGTATTTATATTTTTCATTATCATCAAACATATATAGAAAAGTTTGTATGAAATCTTTTAAACTTAAATAAATCAATGGAATATAAAGTCGCCATATATACGCTTCGCTGCTATACACGCCAAGATAAGCACCATAGCCAAATAATAATGAGAAATTAAAGAATGAAAATTCCTGCGTGAAACACATATTATAATATAATTATATATTATAATGATATTTTATATAATCGCTCTTACAATAGGACTTTACATTTGTTTAAAATACAAATATGTAGGATTGATTTTAAGCATATTATCGTTATTTTTGTTTGTATTTTTATGCTTAAAAAAAGGAAATACTTTATTTTTCTTATTAAAAGCAATGTTAGTAATAGTTACAGGAATCGTTTCTTATACGGCGTTAACATTTGAATGTACCACTTCGTGTATAAACGTTTTTTTTACTAGTATCATAAGATTAAATATATTAACAATTTTGTTAGCGTCGATGAATAATATGCTATTGTCTTTTGGTTTAATTTTCGTTGGAATAACCACACCATACTTTTATTTTGTAAATAACACAATAAAGTTTAAAAGCACGTTTATAAACATGGATTTGTGGGTGTTATTATTCACAGTGACATTAGCATATTGGGTTTACGTAGATTACAATTATTTTTTAATGCCGAAAGAATATTTATTAACACTGATTGTTCCGTGCATCTTTCATTTTTTATTTAATAAATGGGCTGAATCTAGAATGTTAGCAACATTATTATTTTTTATGTTTGCAAGTGTAATTGATAAACCAGAAGAGAATATACGCATCATTAATGATTCATTGTCATCGTTTTTAAAAATAAAATAAATCATACATACGAAGGTATAACATCAATATCAAATACTAACTCCATATCTATTTTCTTGGCCTTTTTATTCGTAAGAGCATATTGGCTAAAATAAGGGTAATCTAATTGTTCCTGTGGCGTATGCCGATGAACGCCTCGGGCAATCATCTTATAAAGTTTAAATCCAGGGTAGCGTTCGTCGCCGTTCTTTTTATAAAGAACATTTTTGCCGTTATCGTCAGTACACCATCTTGAGATTGTTTTTTGTAAATCATCGAAATCGTGTTCATCATCTTCATCGTCAATAATAAAATCATAAATAGATGACCCTAAGCGGCATAAATCAAAACTAAAATTTGGTTCTAAGCGGGGTTTGTTCTCGTTCATATAGGGTTCACAATTATATTGTGTAGCTGCATCACCACCCGCAGCAAAACTATCACTGCAAAATAATTTGCCCTGGAAGCGGTAAATACTGCGTCCGAAATCAATGAGTTTATAAATCTTACCGTAAGTAGGTACCTTATATGTCGTATTGTTATATTTGTAAAATAAGTATTCGAGGTCAGTATTAACATACATAATGTTGTTTGTATGAAGGTCGTTATGGGTAAAATGAAAACATTTTTGGTAAGTGATCAAAATCATGATTATTTGGATGAGTGCACTGCCCGCTTCTTCACAGCTTAATTTGTCTTTCTCAAAAAGCTCGTCTATTGTTCCATCGCATTTTTCGAGGCAAATCAATTGGACTGGAAATTTGTTTATATAGGCAAATACAGCGGGTTCTTGTGAAAATGTGCTTTCACTACCGTCACCTTCACTATTATCATCATCACCGTCTTCACTATCATCATTATTACTATCAGTATCATTATCACTATCACTATCACTATCATTATCACTATCATTATTACCGTCTTCATCATTGTCAGTACTATAATTTGCTTCGCTATTGTTACTACTATTTGTGCTACCACCGCTAGATGATTTTGAAATATTTTTTTCATAGACAACATCGCTGCAATTATTGCTTTCGTTTATTAACTCATTTTCTTCTTGTAAGACCAAGATTTCTTCCATTGTAATATTATGCTTTGGGGTATTTGAAATGACTAATCGTTGTTTATTAGTTCGAGAACCAAAATTCATAAATTCATCGGACTCACTATCGGTTCTCAAAATAGTAAATAATTTGTTGAAATTGTCTTTGAAATAATCAGATTCATTCAAGTAATCTAAATCATCAATGACATTCACCTTGAATTTGTTCTGAATTCCTAAAAAGCTGCCGTAATAATCGATGCTATTTAAAAATTGATGGCCATGTAAAAGTTTACTTGATAAAAAGGAGAAAAAGTTATCAACATAGGATGCATTGTTTGAATCGAGCAACTTAGTATGACAAGCAGAATGTGAGTCCATACAGTCGAGTGTAGGTAAAATTAATACGGATTCTGCAGCAGTTTTGTATTTACCAATCATATATCGAATCGGGTCTATCAATGGTGAATATTTAATGAAAACAGATTTCTCAGATGGTTCTCTGGTTTCTTGATTTATCACGTTCATCATATCCTGAATCTGGTATCTCTGATTAAAAGAAATGCTGTTAAAATTAGAGGCATTTAATGAAAAAAACTGACCATAAATTGGGTTGTAGTTTTGGAGACTTTTTAATTGAAATGGATTATAATCATTTGCAATATCATCGCTGCTACGTTCATATGCAGCTTCTAAAGGTTTTAAATCAATGACTTTCGATTTGAAATAATGAATAGTAAATTTAGGGATTTCGGTAGTTGTCATGTTTGCTAAAATGAAACAAGTATAAGTGGTTGCGATATTTTTATAGATAGGACTAAACGTTTTCTTTTTTATGATTGTTTTTTGTATTAGATGCGTCTACCATTCTAATACAAAATAAGAGATACTATTATATTCCTATCTAAATGACATTGGAATTGAAGCGGTTCAATATGCGTGAAATCACTTTTAAGCCTGATGAAAATAAAGGACCAGTTATTGTTATGATTGGACGTCGTGATACAGGTAAGTCTTTCTTGGTGCGAGATTTATTATTTTATCATCAAGATATACCTATTGGTACAGTAATTTCAGGAACAGAAGCAGGAAACGGTTTTTATGCAGCTCATGTTCCTAAACTCTTTATTCATGAGGAGTATAATACTGTTTTAATTGAGAACATTTTGCGTAGACAGAAAACGGTTCTCAAACAGGTGAATAAAGAGATAGAATTGTATAGAAAAAGCACGATTGATCCTAGAGCATTTGTAATTTTGGATGACTGTCTGTATGACCAAACATGGACTCGTGATAAGATGATGAGGTTGTTGTTCATGAACGGGAGGCACTGGAAAATCATGCTAATCATCACAATGCAATATCCGTTAGGTATCCCGCCCAATCTCCGTACCAATATTGATTACGTTTTTATATTACGTGAACCTTACATGACAAATCGAAAACGCATCTGGGAGAATTATGCGAGTATGTTTCCAACAATGGAGTCCTTTTGTGCAGTCATGGATCAAACAACCGAGAATTATGAGTGTTTGGTCATAAATAACAACGCAAAGTCCAATAAGTTAACAGACCAAATATTCTGGTACAAGGCAGAAAACCACCCGGACTTCAAGCTAGGTTCTAAGGAATTCTGGGAAATATCAAAGAGCATGGGTTCAGATGACGAAGATGAAGCATATGACCCGAGTAAAGGTAAGAAACGCAGCGGACAAACAATAAACGTAAAGAAAAATAAATGGTAAAAACCGCTTTCTAATTTTGAAAGCGGTTTTCATCGCTTGAAAATGCAGTTAAATCTCGCTCGTCAAATTGACGAGCATGGTTCTATAAAAAAAAGTGCTTCTTATTTTAAGAAGGGGATAATTAAAAACGCTTTTGATTTTTTTGCTTTTAAATCATTTAGCAAAAAAAAACTTAAAGAAATATCTCTCTTTATATTATAATAAGATGAACGAACTTGACATCGTTGGCCTTATTGAAAAGAATCCTATTACAAAGCTATCAGCATCGTACAACAACAAGTTATTGAAAAAAATAAAAGAAAATTTCACTGGGTTCGAACAGCAATTATTTGTAAGTAGTTTTTATTGTTATTTAAATTATGATTGTAATTCTGATTTTATAATTGACTTGGACGATGTATGGAAATGGATAGGGTTCACATTCAAAGCCACTTCAAAAGATTTGCTAGAAAGACATTTTAAGAATGAATTGGATTACAAAATCTCGTTCAGGACTAAACCTGAGCAAGATTTATCTGGAAATAATAACGATAATAAAAAATGGGGAGGTCAAAATAAACAAATTATTATGTTGACGGTTAATTGTTTCAAATCATTGTGTATGAAAGCAAGAACATCAAAGGCGGATGAAATCCACGGTTATTATATAAAAATGGAAAAATTATTACATCAAATTGTTGAAGAAGAAACTGATGAATTACGACTTCAATTAGAACAAAAAGAAAACATCATTGTAAAAATTAAAGAGACGACAGAACAAGAAAAAAGTAAACTTGGAAAAGAAAAACAGCGGGCTGTCGAACAAGCAACCATCACACAATTCCCCGTCAACACGGAATGTATTTATTTTGGAACAATCGACAACACAAATGAGCAAAAAGAATCCCTCATCAAATTTGGACATACAAATGACTTAGGAACCAGACTCCAAGACCATCGCAAAAAATACGATAACTTTATACTAGTTGCGGCATTCCGCGTACAAAATAAGGTAGAAATTGAGAACCTAATTAAAGCACACGCAAAAATCAAAAGACAAATTCGCTCCATCGAAGTAAAAGGCAAACAAAAAACCGAAATCATTGCCTACGACGAAACCAATTTCACGATTGAAAAATTAACCAAAGCTATCAAGGATATAATTCACTCCAAAACATATTGCATTGATAACTTTAATCGTATGCTCAAAGAAAACGAGGAACTTTTACAAGAACGCCGAGAACTTCAAAAAGAGCTTGAAAAACAAACTGCACTTCTACAAAAACAGGAACTAGAAATACACCAATTACAAGAATTAGCAAAAACCCAAAAACAATCGATTGACGCAGCTGCATCAGATACAACCTCGGTCTATGAAAATCCCCTTTTGCCAGTAAATGAATTCACACAAAAATTTCACGAATTCGTTAACCAAATGTGTATAGTACGTCAAGACGTAGAGGAGGCATCGACAAATATGGAAGGACAGTTCCGTATCTGGTCAAAAACCAAGCCGAAAAAGGAAACATTCCATGCACTAAAAAACTACTTAGATACGCGTTTTAAACCAGCGAGAATATCAAACCAAAATAAGGACCAAGTCGTCAATGGATATATTGGCGTAAAACTCATAGAAATAGAATACAAAAAAAAGCTCGTAAACGATAACGCAGAAACTTTTTTATTCCAAGTATGCCAATTTTCGCCTAACGGAAAGATTCTGAATTCCATCTTATTAAGCGAATATCAACGGTGGAAAAAAAGTGTAAACAAGGAATGTTCAGATAATGATATGAAAGAACTCAAGGAATACTTGAATTCTTGCGAACATGTTATTAAAGCCACGGTATGGACAGACGCAGGTTCCAATGAAGGATATTATGGTCTCATGTTAAAATGCGATGAGCATAAACACAAGGTAGTATCTTCCACGGGCAAAACTGTCGAAAAACGCGAAACCAAAACAGATAATTTATTAGGAACTTGGTCTACTATCGCCAAAGCCGCAGAAGCCGAAAAAATATCCGCAGCAAAAATGAGTCGGAGTATCAAAGCCAAGACAGTATTCGATAATGACTATTATTATTGCACAAAACAATAATGGACAAAACAATAATATATACGTATATAATAGAATATATACGTATATGAAATATTTTAAACCTATTTTTTTATTAATTATAATTCTTGTGTGTTTGTTTTATAAAAAACTATATTCAATTATAGAATCTTTGGGCACATTAAACGAGAATGCTTTTGGAGCAATTCCCCAAATAACTCCTGAACAAATTGAGGAATCAAATAAAAGAGCAGCAGCAATTGAGAAAGACAAAGCTGATGCGGAACAACAGATAATAATTCAACAACAACAAGCTAACGCCGCTTTAGCTCTAGAACAACAAAAAGCTGCAGTAGCTTTGGTATCTGAAAAATCAACCTTTGTTCAACAAACTCCAGCTGCAACTCAAAGAGGACCAACTTCTTATTCGGTTGTTTTAAAACCTTATGTACAACAACAACAATTTCAACCCCGTTTTAATAAATGGTCTTTTAGATACTGATAACCTTTTCATAATTTTTAGAATACCCTATTGACTATTTACAACCTTGATTATTTATACTGATAAATAAATCAATCTCAACAACTTATCTCATAAATCCATCTCAACAACTTCTCAACAACTTATCTCATAAATCCTTCTCAACAACTTATCTCATAAATCCTTCTCAACAACTTATCTCATAAATCCTTCTCAACAACTTATCTCATAAATCCATCTCAGCTCATAGAACCAACACTCTCCTCCTCTTCTTCCTCATCACTTTCACTTGGGTAATTTTCTCCTTCAAATAAATAAATATGAGACTTTTCAAAATTTTCAAAATAATTCGGTTTTTTAAACGGAATGTGTGCATCATTATATGTAGCAATCATTGAAGAACTCTTATTTCGAACCAAAATCTTCCTACCAAATTTAGGATTATAATTAAAAAACTTAACTAGTTTCGACTTGAGCTTCTTTTGCAAAATATTATAGGAACTCATGTCGAGGGAATATCGTTGCTTATAAAACATTTCTAAATAAGGCCTCATTATGTTAATTAAACGAACCGTAGGAAAATCTTTTTCAATCGGGTATTTCTTAGAAAATCCATATTCTAGCAGCATCTCCGAAATATGAAATCTCAGATATTGAGGTGATGAATTTTTCAAATATTGCTGGATGTATGTCTCACGAATAATTACCGCATTTTCATCTTGAAATCTTGTCAAATTAAAATTACACAAAAAATATTGATGAAACAATACCGACATAACAAAATCGCCACGCTTCATGAAAAAATAAATATTATAAAGCGTCGATTTATCGAAAGGCATGTTATTATACGGATTTTTGATTGGAAGTGGTTGCGAAAAATGATAAGGTGAATTAGATAATGCACTTTCTATAATATTCCGCAAATCCATAATAGTAAACAGGTATATTTTGTCATTTTGAATGATTGACATAACATTATGCTGCGATTCACGAATCGGATTTAAAAAAAGGTCTCTTTGTATTGCTACTGTCGTATTTCTACGTTTATACTGATAACATAGCCGATTTAACAAATTATACTTTCTTTGAACAGAACAGAAAAGCGTAAATACATTATCCTTCGTGCCCTGGTCTAAAAAAGTATTATCTCGTATTGTCTTGAGAAAATCAAATTTAGTTCGAGTTGGAGAAATTACAACAGGCGTTGATGTAAACATACAAATAAGTATTTTCATTAATGTCTTCGAAGTATCGGGCAATTTCAATTCGCTCAACCATGTTATAGAAGTACGCTCCCATTGAGATTCGAATGAATAATTTAAATTAGTTAATTTATATAATTCATCAGATTCTGCACATTGCTTGTGTACAATCTGACAAAAAGTATTCATAAGACACTTGAATATATATATAGTACAAATACCTTTATGTGTTTTTTATTATATACTATCACAAGAATCATCTATAATATGTGCCACATCAAAATCCAAGTACAAAATAATCCTATCCGATTCAGTATGATTGTATAAGTGATGTGTATATTCTGGATTAAAAATAATGACTTTTGCTGGCGTTTGAATAATATCTTGCTCATTTACAGTAAGCGTACTTTCGCCAATCAAACATAAATGGTAGGCTAGCGAACCAAAACTTGGTCCAGTCGAATCCGTATGCGGTTTTATTCCACCACCTGGATTAACCAGACTAAAGCCGGCAATATTTATTCCACCAATAGATTCTAATAGCTCAATCGTTTTTGGGCACATTTCCCTAGTTACACCTGGACTTACCGTATCTTTTATCATGAGTGGATAATTTGCCCACCCATCAGACCATGCAGGAATCCAATAACTATTTTTATTTATTTCAATAAATTCTTGGACAGTATCCAAATTATTATTCCATTCTTCTTGTTTACGTAATAATTTATCTGTTATAGGGAATTTTTGGTATACGCTAAGACATTCTTTTTGAATTTCATCAAAATGTTCTCGTAATATAGCCAATTTTTTGAAATCTTTGGCTTTATAAAAGATCCTGGATGAATCGCGAATGATTGGATGTTTTCTGTAATAATCACATAAATGATAGCAAAATCCTATTGACAGAACAAAGAATCCTAGCAAAATAATATAAAACACGGTCATATATTATTCGAATAAAAAAATCAATAAATAAAATCGAATAAAACATAATACAAATTGTCTTATTCCTTTGAATCAGCTTCCATCAACGTCTTTACTAATAGTTCATTTCTTAACTGAGTGGCTTCCTCTTCCTCTACCTCACGTTCATCAAAATTGACGGTCTCTTTTACACCAATCAGATTGCCTTCCTCATCAATAGTTTGTGTAAGCACATTTCCGCTCTTCTTGGCCTTTTCTACGTTCTCCATAATAGCCTTCTTCTTCGTTTCCCTGACACGGTCCTCAAACTCCTTTTTCGCCATTTCCTCATTCTTAATCTTCTCCTTATGAAGTGCGTTAAGCTCCTCTTCCAAATGTTCAACACGACCCGTCTTATACGCGTCGGGGTCCCAGGGTACCCAAATACCTACTGGTCCTACGAAAATGTCATGATTAGGGTCCTGCTCACGTAACTTCTTGCTCTTTAATTCTGCCTCCTCCTGTGTAGAGAATACTCCGCGAACCTTGAGTCCACGCACAGAGGTTTGAAACGCATGCTCGCGACTAAATTGCTCGTTTAATTTGTCTTCTTGCTTATCCATAAAATTCTTATAATCGTCTTCAATACCACTCTTCTTTAATTTATCGGTCTCCTCCTTGACAAAATCATTGAAATCCGTAATCAAGCCGTCTACCTTTAGATTGTATTTATAGGCAATAAAATGGATGAAATCAAAGTATCGCTCCATGGATTTAGAGAACTCCCATTGCTTAATAAACTGGTCAAAGAGATATACTTCACGCTTCTTTAGGATTTTTTCAGGGGAAACAAAAGAAAGGCAGGCGAATTTTTGTCCGGCAATGGCTGGGTCTTCGTCGCACAAATCAATATATTTAGGATTCTCTTTTCCGTTAGGAAGTGTCTTCTTTTCGTATGCCATTCTATGATTTACAGGCGTTTTTATTTTTAAGTGAGTTTCATGAGATATATTAATAATTTAGGGAATCGCAATCTTCGAATTATTTTGTTGTAATATAATATATAATAAAATGTCTGGAATGTTTGATTTAACCGAACTTGTCAAGCGTGCGATCAAGTATTTAGTCGAAGGCTTAGTTGTTGCCGTTGTTGCCACAATTGTCCCCCGTAAACAGCTCAATGTTGAGGAGATTGTTATCATTGCGTTAACTGCTGCCGCCACCTTTAGCATTCTTGATGTCTTTATTCCCGCCATGGGTGCTAGTGCCCGCAACGGTGCCGGCCTTGGTCTTGGATTGAATTTAGTAAAGTTCCCGATGTAAAAGGAGCAAACTAGGTTTTTTATCAAATTAGTAAGTAAATATTTATCCTCAATAAATATTTAATGGTTTTACGTTTATTATTTAGGAAAAATATCGTCCAACATAATATAAAATGGACGCTAAGGACGAAAAAATCGCCCAATTACAAGGTGAAATTGATAGACTTCATGCTCAATTAGAGAAATATACTAATAATGAACGTCATCGTAAGTATTATGAAAAAAATAAGGAGCGTGTCAAGGAGAATGCCAAGATTTATTTAAATAAGCTGAAAGATGAGAACCCGGATAAATTGAAGGAGTACCGGCATCGGGCATATTTGAAGCGTAAGGACAAATTAGCTAACGAAGTAGCCGAATGAAATGGCCTAACGATAAAAAATTAGCCTAACGATAAAAAATTAGCCTAACAATAAAAAATTAGCCGAATGAATCCACATAACTATATTAGTATGTTTTCCTTTTTGATATATTTGTATTGAAACATATCAAATTACATAATAATTGAGAACTTTTTTACTGAAGTTCCATATTTGACCTATTTTTTAAGAAATTGATCGAAGTAGTTTCTACTAATAATCCGCCATTCACGTAAATGCCATAATTCATTTTAGGATCGGCGTTCTCAAGAGCGAGATGCCAAATTGTGAAACGACCCTCTGAATTCCAAGGTTTCGCACGCTCATCGATACAGGCCATAAGCCGATATTTGCCATCAGTTACAAAAGTTTGACCTAAGTGTTTAATAGTTTCTTCCTTTTGAAAATCGGATAATGTATCTACAAGTATAGAATGGCAACCCGTAATATATAAATCCTCTTTTAATTCAGAATAATTAGAGGTAGAACATTTGTAAAGGCGATTTTCGATACGTTCATCGCTAGCAGGATTCTCTATATTTCCCTGACCAATCACTTCTATTTTTTTATATCCATTACGGCTTGTTTTGACGAAATCGCCCTTACGTAAGCTTTCGATAGGTACATATTTTTCTTGGCCATCGACGGATACAAGAACGGTGGTTCCCTCCAAAAAACAAGGTGCGGCAGGATATAGATAAAATGTGTAGGCTCCTAATCCCAGCGTGCTTAGATCAAACCCATTGCTGAATACTCCTGTAGGAACATTACTACCATATATGTATGCTATACGCCAATTTGTATAATTACCTATGCCTGAACCAATAATATTTGCACTATCTCCTATTATCCAACTATTTTCCTGATATCCCAATGTGTTTCCATTTTGTACTTGATAGTCGCTGTAACTATTGTAATAATATATTGTTGTCATTCGACCAACTGGTTCAGCAAATTCATTCATTGGACCCAAAAGGAGACGAGGTTCGTCGCCCGTATTTTGCGTAAAATGCGTAGTACCCTCGCTAAATACAAACGCATGGTTCGACTCAATCGAATGGACTTTGTCACCAACAATAAATTCACCCGGACTATCGGTCAAATATACTAAATATGTATTTTCAAACGCACTTGCACCGACGTCATTATGGGCAGTGGTATCGCCTGTGATCCAACGCATAGGTATGTTTGATACATTTTCTAAATCTAAACCTAGGCTGATTTTTATGCTTTGACGAATTGAAGCAGTAATAGGCAAATTAAAGTAGGAAACCTTGGAACCCGTTAGGGCATCTTTGGCAGCAATCGTCTGCGGACATTGAGTCAAATACTCAAGGTCTTCGTTTGAAAACACGTTAGACGCTATTGTCACTATCGACATGGTATACTATACTGTGGGACAAAATGCCCAGTCTAAATCGTTACATACTTTTTTCCATATCATATCCTGTTCTAGCTGCTTTTCTCGGTCTTTCATCATAGGAATATAAGGCAGGTATTGAGTCTGATCTAGTAAAACACATAACTGATAAAGGGTATAGGTATAATTGAAAAAATTCGTGCGATTTGCCGGACAATGAACTGCCCATGGTTTTTGAATCTCAATGAAGAGAACACAGAGGGTTTCGTGGAGTTCCTCGTTCATAATAGGTGGTTTTATACCGAACAGCGAATTGATATATTGGATATGCTCGAAATATTTATTGAGACCTAATTTCCGTAGAATATCCCGCATCTTATCATAATTTATGAGGGACATATCTTGAATACGCTCCTTCTTGATACGAGCCTTGATCGCGTCAATGACTTCTTCGGGAATTTGTGTGGTTTCTTTTGCCTGAAATTGGGATAAAATCTCTTTGAAATGATTCAGGCGGATATAAGCGGTATAGGATACCTCATTGGGCGGCTCTTTATTGGTGGGTTTGGAACTATCGATAATATAGGTAATGAATTTACCACACCCAGGATTATTACATATGAGAATACCTTCCTCATCTTGGGGGATAAGTTCTCCTTTATGACAGATTTCACATACATCACTTGATACTAAAAAGTCTTGTATATTGGAGATTTCGTTATTGACATTTCGCCAATAATTTTGATAAGCCTTTTTGGATTGTGAATATTTATCAGAATTAGGATTAGCAACATCTGTAGATAGTCTTGTGGATTTGATTTTGAAGAAGGAATTGAGAACATTGGTATTTTGATTTGTCGTATTGGAAGTCGTAGAAATCTGTTTTTTCTGTTCAAAATAGTCGAATATATATTTTGAATTTTCGAGGAGATATTGCTTTTTTTGAATACGTAGTGACCGCATTTGAAGCTGGATAGCGAGGATTTTATCGCGAATTTCCATATATTCATCGATTTGGTGGTCTTTTAGAGTAGGAATGAGGTTTTTTAGACGGGTTTTTTCGGCTAATAAGTTGGGAATGGTTGTGGTTTCGATTTCATTAAAAAGATTTAGCATTTCGGTATGTTTTTCGTCGATTGTGTTAGATGTAGACTTAGATTGAGATGGTTGTGAATTCTTTTTGGGATTTGTAGACATCCCTTTGTTTTGGTGTGTTTTAGATGTATGTTTTGTGGGGGTGTTTTTATATATATTTTTAGTCAAATCATACATATAAAAATTAGTTTTTTCAATATTTTCTCGATTTTCCTTTTTTGTGTTTACGCAGTTTCTTTGTTTTTTTGTTTTTTTTGTTTTGCCGTTTGGTTGTTTTTTTTCCGCCTTTCGCTTTTCCGGAAGGTCCTGTAAGTTGGAATCCGTTATTTAAATCTTGGTAACCAGGTTGACTTTGTATCCATATTCTATTAAAATCTCTAGAATCTGGAGACAATATGCAATTTATTAAAAAGTTTTTAAACGCAACTTCGTCTAAATCCTGTAATTGTAACCACTCTTTTACAATACTGAATAATTTTTTTCCAATTATATCATAAAGAGGATATAAATCATCGATAGTTTGCCGTCTTCCGGTTTCTAATTTAAAAGAAATATTTATTAATAATTCTGCTGTGATTGGTATACGTAGAAGATAACGAAATTCACCACGACCAGCGGAATTGTTTATAATAGTAATCATTAGTTCATCATCATCTTCATTTAATTTGTAATTTGAAACAAAATGTTGCAACTCTCCCAATTCTTCAGTTAGATATTGTATTAGCAAGAAATTGTCGACAATAATTATGTTGGTACCAGACGCTTTTACAATATAACTTTTAGGAAGAAAGTTCAATGATGCATTTGAATGTTTTAATTTATGTTCTTTTATAAAATTATTTATGGTATCAATACTTACTTTATCCCAAAGATCAGACGTTGGAAACGCCTTATTCCATAAAAATTGGTCAGTTTCGGCGTTAGCTTTTGGACGGTTAATAAACAAATTATATAATATACCAAATGGAATTCTTTTATCTAAAACATCTATATCATCTTGTTGTTCCTCAATTTCGGCAATTAATTCAGAAATACTTGGTATTACAGTAGGAATACTTAATAGTGAGTTAATCAGTTGTTGTTTATTTGTTTCTAGTGAAAGGTCTGTTTCCAAACACTGTTGCACTTTTGATACTTTATCGGAACAATCTCTTTTTTTAATTTCCCATTTTTCTTCTGATTTTGATACGGCAGTCAAGAATATAAACTCCCAGAAGTTATAAAACAAATGTTCTTGGTTTGACACTTTTTCTTCGACGCCTCTTATATATCTTGTGGTGAAGTCAAATGCTTCCACAATGAGAGAATCGGGTTTATGTCCGGCATCATAACCAGGAGACTGTAAGGAAAAGAATTTCAAATACTCAGAAAAATAACAATATCTTTTTAGTAGTTCTTCCCCAATGTCATCAAATTTTTCAAAATCATATCTGTCAAATCCATCTTCTCTTGTCAATAAAACAGATGGACAATATTGTATATCGCCGCCTAAGAACGCAAGCACAGTCCCTGCCGCAACGTATCTATCTGTAGTGGTAAATGCATCTAATCTTATACTTGGCATTCCAGTGCCGCTATAATCTGTCTGCATTCTTTGCAATAAACGTTTATCACAAATTGTTTTTAATGATATCAAAACCGCACAATGAGTTGGATCATTTTTATCAAACTGAAAATTTGGTTTTATATTATTTGTTCTTTGACCGCCTGTTCTTCGAAATGGAATTTTTTCATTTTGGAGTAATTGTATCACATCGTCCAATATTATTTCTCCTGTTATATCAAAAGAATACTCTTCGGAGGGTTTTGCCCCAATAATTGAAACTTTTATAGTTGATTTGCCCGATGTTGATGTTATCTTCAAATCAAAAATCCCAGCAACAGTATGTCTCCAAGTTACTGTTTCTGAAGTACATTCTTTATCTCCTTTACAACCATCTATGGCACCAAGTGCATTATGCTTAACAGAAGTTAATACTCTTTCGACTCCAGTGGACTCTAAAAAACTTTGAAAATATCTACCCGATTCTCTAGCACAAACTGTGATATCACTAACGGTTTGTGACGCATTTTCTTTTGTTACACTTATAGGGTCTTGATAATAAGAAATTAAAAATCCCATTTTTCTAAGTTCATCAATATATTGATTTATCAAAAATTTTTGTATTTCATGGGACGTTTTAATTCTAATTGAAGAATAGTTACCGCCACACAAGTCGGTTATTAATCTTTGTAATTGATTCAAATTTTCATTTAATTTTAGTTTTTTTAATAAAAATAAAATATAATCAAAACATTTTGTTATGTCGTGAACCATATCAATATAATCAATAAGTAAACTATATCTAAAATATAATTGTTTGAATTCGCGTTTTTTATCTTCATCTAATTCGGTTGATTGTTCAAAATAAGATTTTTTGCTTAATGCCAACCGATGAACATATTCTTTGTGAGTAGGCATAATTTGTATCAATTGGGTGCGAAACGCGTCTTGATAATCAGTTGTAAAAAAACTATTATATAGTTGTGGCGATTCGAATGGTGTATGTAATGGTTGTAAGCCTAATTTTGGTCGCGATGTAGGGCCTTGATTATGAAAAAAAACGGTTAAGGGCAACTCAAGAATTTCGGGTTTTCTTTTTTCTGCCATGAATAGGTTATATTATCTATATTAGTAATATATATTATTAAAAAATAAATTCAAATCTAAATCAAAAACCAATAAAACTCGTAAATATCGTAAAAAGCGTCTATCCTAAAAATATATAAAAACACCAAGAATGTCCACAAAAAGTCTAGAAATACCAACCGACCAAAATCCTCAACTTTCTAAATCTCAACTAAAAAAAATGGTATTCATACAAAATGCTTTAGAAAAAGGTTGGTCAATAAAAAAATCAAATGATTCATATATATTCACTAAGAAACACGAGAACCGCCGCGAAATATTTCAAGAAGATTATTTAGAGACCTTCTTGATATCAAATTTTAGTGGCGACTTAGTAAACCTATAAAGATATGGAAAATTGTAGTAGGAGTCGAGATAAAAGTTGTTTAGATCGCCTTGAAAAAAATATATCAATATTATAGTTAATATTAATATAAAATATGTCGGAATTTCAAACAGAAGCAAAAGCAGAAGCAGAAGCAGAAGCAGAAGCAGAAGCAGCAGCAGAAGCAGAAGAAGGACTTTTATTACGATTAAAAACTGCAAATGAAAATTTAACAGAGGCAATGAAAAATTTAAAAATAATTGAACAAAAATATTTAATTAAGGTAAGTGAGTCAGCAGAACCTGGTCCCCCAGCATTAAAAAGGGACAGGGATGAACTGCCCAACCCGCCGAAAGATGAACCGCCCAACCCGCCGAAAAAAAAAGGTACCGGGGCCCGTTTAACATTCGACGAATTTCAAGAAGAATTGCCAGTAGAAAAATATTTAAAACCAGCAGATTCTTTTAAAAAGTGTTTTGTATTAGATAATTGGGAAAATATGCCACTTTCTCAAGATGCTAAAGCTTTAAAAAACATATATTATGAAAGTATAAGACAACTTCAAGAGGTGGATGTGGATCAATATGAAGATTTAATTCATGCACAAACAGGAGTAAGGCAACTGCAAAGTGAAGTATTGTATTTGAACGCAGAGTTAAGAAAAATAAACCCTTATTTTAGTACTCCAGAGTTTGATTACGATGATGAAGTATCAGAAGAAAGTAACGTATTACTATATGGTAAATCCTATTCACAAACTAGAGTTAAAACAGGGTATGCATTTTTTTCACGTGTAAAATTTGAACGATGTTGGGTGCGAACGGGAAACGGCGAATCAGAATCACTAAGACCATGTGATAATTTTGTTGTTGTTGTTTATGGTAACTCTAATGAGAGAGGTGATGTTGATTATGCGATAGATGATGATGATCACACATATAGCGTTCAGGAAGCAGTACCAGTATGGTGTCTAAAATTAAATGGAGACGTAGACGTAGAAGGAGAAATAAAAAATATTAGAGCAGAAAAGATAAAAGCCGAAATAGAATTAATTCAAAGAACAGAATCATTAAGAATGCAATTACAGGATCCTAAAATGAAACAGGAATTAAGAATTTCCCGTTCGCTCGAATTAAAAGAATTAACAAAAGAATTAGAAGAATTAACAAAAGAATTAAAAGAATTAACAAAAGGAAATGGCAGATTAAAAGGAATTAACGTAGTTGACACTATCGAAAAAAAAAAATTTGAAATTGATTGTTTAGAATCATTTATAGCTAACAAAACAAAAATATATTCCTTTGCAGAGGAGGGACAAGGAGGAGCGGCAGCGGCAGTGGCAGCGGCAGAGGCAGGAGGAGAGGCAGGAGGAGAGGCAATGGCGGTTGTGACAAAGGATGCACTGGAGAGGTTTGGCGGATTTTATGCTATGAAAAATAAGAGACGTCCAATTTCAAAAAAAAATAGCATGACAAAACACAAAAAACAAGTAAAAAAAACAAAGAGAAAACCACGGAAAATTATGAAAAAACGCAATACTAGGCGGAAATACAAAAAATAATCAAACCTCAATATATGAATCATTATTTAATTTGTATATTTAGGAATTTTTTCAACCTAAAAATAAAATAATTCTATTTATTTTATTTTCTCAAAATTATTTTCTCTGGCTACTCTATAATATCGATAAGATATGGCTGGTGGACTTATGCAACTCGTCGCCTATGGCGCCCAAGACGTGTTCCTCACGGGAACCCCCGAGATCACCTTCTGGAAGGTATCTTACCGCCGTCACACCAACTTTGCCATGGAATCCATTGAGCAGACCTTCTCTGGCCAGGCCGATTTCGGTCGCCGTGTAACCTGCACGATCAGCCGCAACGGCGATCTCTGCTACCGCACCTACCTCCAGCTCACGCTTCCTGAGATCAACCAGTCCATGGCTGGCAACAAGGGTTACGTTTATGCCCGTTGGTTAAACTACATTGGTGAGCAAATCATTGCCCAGGTTGAGGTTGAGATCGGTGGTCAACGCATCGACCGTCAGTATGGTGACTGGATGCACATCTGGAACCAGGTTACCATGTCATCTGAGCAGCAGCGTGGATACTGGAAGATGATTGGTAACACCACTCAGCTTACCTACATGATCGACCCTGGATTTGCCGCTGTCTCTGGCCCCTGTGCCGCTTCCGGTGGACCCAGCCAGGTTTGTGCCCCCCGTAACGCTCTCCCTGAGACCACTCTTTACATTCCCCTCCTCTTCTGGTTCTCCCGTAACCCTGGTCTCGCTTTACCTCTCATTGCCCTTCAATATCACGAAGTAAAGATCAACATTGATTTCCGCCCCATTGGTGAGTGCCTCTGGGCCGTCGGTGACCTCACCAAGACCACTGGCACCCAATCCGTCAGCCAGGCTTACCAGCAGTCTCTTGTTGCTGCCTCCCTCTATGTTGACTACATCTTCCTTGATACGGACGAGCGTCGCAAGATGGCCCAGAACCCCCACGAGTACCTCATTGAACAGCTCCAGTTCACTGGTGATGAGTCCGTCGGTTCCTCCAGCAACAAGATCAAGCTTAACTTCAACCACCCCTGCAAGGAACTTATCTGGGTCGTCCAGCCTGATGCTAACGTTGACTACTGCTCATCTCTCGATGCTGCGGGTCTTCTTTTCCGCACGCTTGGAGCCCAACCCTTCAACTACACGGATGCCATTGATGCTCTCCCCCCTTCGATCGCTGCTTTCGGTGGACCCAATGAGGTCATCAATGTTGATGGCGACAAGGGTGGATTCATCAACGCTTCCGGTCTTTTCGAGCTTCCTGGTGCCATTGATGGGCAAAACAGAGATAATTCTGAATGGCTCACTGGACCTGGAGCTGAAGCCACCAACTATCTTCCTTTCGGAAACCAAGCCAAGGCTGATAACCAGCTTGGTTCCCTCGTATCCGATGCTGGCACCTTCGTTCTTGCCGAGACGGCTCTTGACATGCACTGCTGGGGTGAGAACCCTTGCGTAACTGCCAAGCTCCAGCTCAATGGCCAGGACCGTTTCTCTGAGCGTGAGGGTTCCTACTTCGACGTAGTCCAGCCTTTCCAGCACCACACCCGTGCTCCCGATACTGGAATTAACGTATACTCCTTCGCTCTCCGCCCTGAGGAACATCAGCCCTCAGGCAGCTGCAACTTCTCCCGCATTGATAACGCCGTTCTCCAACTCGTTCTCTCTGCTGGAACCGTTGCCGGTACCGCGACCGCCAAGGTCCGTGTATACGCCGTCAACTACAATGTTTTACGTGTCATGTCAGGCATAAACAGAAAAAATCAGCTGTGCCAAAAAACAATACGCCGCAAGCAAACAGGCCCTGTTTGCGGAAACTTCGTTTGTGCTCCTGTTAATACTAAGCCAATTGTTAGTGGAGTCACAAGAATGTGACTCTGCAAGACTACTTGTTGTTCGGGGAACCCCTTAGAGCTTCAACTACTAAGTATACTTGGGAAACCAGTATATGGCGGAGAACAGAACTCCGGTATAGTAATAATGTTGAAGATTGGGCAATCCGCATGG